TGCGTAATCGTAAATAACGTTTGACAAAAAGCAAAATCTGCGTCGCCGCATATATCTTTTACCTTTGGCGGATAAACTTTACATATATCTTTAAAATCAATTGGAAAGCCTAAAAAAATCTTTTCATCAATCATAACTTGTAATCACAAAGTCCTGTTCATATGCGGTCATTTCTTCTGACATAAAGTTCAAATCAAAATCGCCGCCAGTCATTTTTCCAAGTCCTTCTATCTTCTTTCCATTCAAAGACTTCTGTACTTCACCCATTATAGCAAATGGCCGCAAATTTGTATTTTTAATAATCCATTGTGTCTGCGGAACAAACACCTCAATATTAACAAATACATTTTTAAACTCATTGTTTGTAACTAAACCACGACCGCGCGCAATTCTAAGTACAACCATTGAATGAGCTGTTTCTTTCGGTCCTATTCTCGGCACTATCTTCACCAGCTTCCCAAATACTTCTTGTTGTATTTGTTCCTCTGTTAAATCTTCATGCCCTAATGGGTCTTTATCCGTATAATATAAAAGCTTTAACAAATTTTGGTTCGCAAGCAATCGTTTTATAATATATTGCGCATTGATTCCTAAATCAGCACAATTTCTAACTTGTCCCATTATTCACTTCCTCCTTGATTAAACCAATAAAACTCATCTGGGTTATCTGCGGCAGTTGGTTCTGGAGGTGGGGTCAAATCTCTTACATACTGCGGGTCAACTGATACAAATTCAACACCATCTGTAGACTGTCTATCGTAACCAGTAACTACATAGGCTTCTAACAAGTCACCCTCTCCAACTTCTAAGTAATCATCTTTATTAATCTTCCCATTTATAGGAGTAATAAAGAAACTTAATTTCAAGTTTTCAGTATATAATGTCTTATTTCTACTTCTAGATTTCAATTCATCCTTTAACATGTTGTCTTCCTGACCATAAAAATATGCCCAGGCCGCCTGGTCATTTCCTTCCCTATCTTTCCACTGAAGATAATGTGTCATTTTCAACATAAAATATCTGTTATATCCACTAGCCACATAATCTTCCAAATAATACACCATCCAAGGCTCTCTATTCATATCCTTATCTGGTAACCAAAGAATTGTTCCACCAGGTATATTTAAATTGACATCTGTTAAAAGATAATGAATTGTTTTTGTTTCATTTTGTTTACAAGGGGTAAATTCACCTTCACATTCTTCATCAAGATATTCAAAGGTAACATAATAAACTGATTTAAGCAATTGTCTATGAAAGTTTTCTTCGCGTTGCCGCTGCATACGTGTTTGAAAGTCAATTCCATATCTATTTAATCTCTTTAAATAGACTTCTTCATAATAGCTCATTGGAATTACCCTCCTTAGATAACAACGACATACAATCAAAAATAGTACTTCTAAAATATTCGTATCTCAAATATCTTAAACTAGCCAATTTATGATAAAGCGCATAATAGTTAATCGTTCTTTCATCCATATCAAAACCATCAAGTTCAATTAATATAGAATCTAAAAACTTTTCCCATTCGCGCCCTTTTTCATATTCACAAAGCAGACCGAACAATTTGTTCTTCAGTTTATTATTATACCCCTCTTGTACGTCCGGAGTATAATCCATTCTATTCACCTGCCAATTTCTTATAATCAAATGGCCGGCCGCCCCTAGAACGATAATAAACTCGTTCTAACTTTAATGCTTTGTACTCCTCACGTTCTAATAGCTGTTTTAATTTATCAATTAAATTAGCTTGCGAAAAATCTCTCTCTACATATAAAGGTTTAATATTTTCCCAAGTCAAAATAGTTCTATTTAACCACTCACATTTCATATAAGTAGCTAAAATTTGAATTTCGACATTAGTTAAATCTCCTTCAAATTGATCTGACTCGTTAATTGTAAGGTCAACTCTCGGGAACTTAAAGAAAGGAATTGCCGCATCAAGTAAAGAACGCCAGTCCATTTGAATCTCTTCCTCAGTCCAATTTAACCATTCATCTTCTAACATTTTAGAAAGAAAAGCATCATATACTTTCTGAAGGGAAGTCATTTTAAGCCTCCTTTACTTTTTCCTTATCTTCTCTATTTAAACGAATGGCGCTAAGTATATCAATTCCAGTAAGATCTTTTAACAAAGTTATTTTATCATAGTTAGTTAATTCCTTTTCGATACAAAAACTAACTAACTCATTGAGTTGTTCATGTGACAGTTCCTTTACTGTACTTCTAAAATCAGGCATCTTCATTTTCATAACTTCAAGCTTCTTCTCATCAGTTAATGCAAGAATCTTCTTTTCATCGCCCTCTTCTTGAATACCCAACTCAACGTTAAGCTTATCTGCATCATCGTCAACAATTGCTAACATCCCTTGTTTGAACATATATTCAACACCTGGGTCATACATCATTTGTTCTAAGTCTTCTTTTTCAATAGTACGAATAGCGCCCTTTTTATCCCAGGTCCTTTTAATTCTTAAATCGGGATCTTCAATAAAAAGCGTTCCACTAACCAAACTTCTAACTTTAATCTTCATTTTAATTCTCCTTTATACGCCTAAATAAAATTAGGGGAGAAGGTATACCCCCTCCTCCCCTTAAAAACTATATTAATTAGTTTTCTGTGTAAGTTTGAGTAATACCAGTATTCTGATAAATACCCCAGTTGTGCTGTGTCAGAATAGCTACACCAAGCTTTCTATAAGTATCAATCTCAAGCGACTGATCCTTATTTGTCCAGTCATAAATCTGTGTGCCACCCTCAAGAACAACCTTAACAACTCTTTCTCCGCCTGTAGGAAGTACATAAGCGATCTGTGGATCAATGTATGTAGCTACATTGTTTTCATCAACATATGACTGCGGAATCTGAACAATCGGAGTTCCTCTAAAGAGATTAATGTATCCAGTATTATGAATAGCATCAATATCCTGTGGGTGATAAACACCTTGATAATTCGCTCCTACTGGAACGATAGCATCAGGTCCCATAGCTCCAATGAACTCAGGTGGTGCAAAGATAACCGCACCATTACCATAAGATCTAACAACACTAACCAGCTTAAACATAGCATTAGCATTAAATGTAGAACCAGAAACCTTATTAGCATCAGGTCTTCCCTGTGCGTTCAGAGCGCCGCGCAGTGCCTTTTGAATTTCCTTATAAACTGCTTCAGTTTGAGCTTCTGTAAGAACACTTACATACTCAGCCATAACCTCAGCACCATCAAGCATTCTCTCAAAATCAAGCGTTGTAGCTCCGCCTACTGCATGGGCGCCAACTTCAAACGTCTTGTTATCAAGTCTAAATGTCTCATATACTCCAGCCAGACCAACTTGTGTTAAGAACTTCTTAGCTCTTTGTGTACCAATCTTCTGCTTAAAGATAGCCTTTTGTCCCTGTGGAACCTGTTGAACTTCTGCGAAGATTCCAACAGCATCCATAACATTCTTAGGAACAACTTCGTCTACTGCCTGGATAATAATATCATAGATATCAAATCTATTCTTCATAAATTGATTTACAGAACCTGCTAAATCTCTCAGTCCATCGGCAAGTGCCTCGTCAACATTATCAACAGAGAAATTAGTAGGAGCTTCATTCTTAGCCGCATATCTAGCTAATTCTTTTAATTCTTCTAAAGTCATTACTCATTCCTCCTTAATTAGCACGAAAATACCTGGAACTGAACTGCAAATTGTCCATCCGGCATTGTGGTTGCCTTAACTACTTTCAGAACTGGACCAACCTGAGGCTTCGTAGCACTAACGGCAATTGCACCTTCTCCACTGATTCCACCATATAAAGGAGTTGTGGCTACATTTCCGCAAGCTGTCATGAAGTTCTCATCAGCTGTCTTAGCTGTGTCACCAGAACCAGTAGCTGTCCATTCAGTATCATCATAGCCAATGCAATTAGTTGTAAATAAATCTCCAACGGCAAGATATCCAACTCTAGGATAGAAAGTACCTCTTTCAAGCTTGAAGTCCTTTAATCCGTTGGCTCTTTCGTCATACATATGCTCAGCAGTATAGTTAAGAGCGATAGGAAGTGAAGCATCTGTGGCGAACAGAACCTTCTTATTAACCTTATCTACTGCAAGCAGCATACCATTCTCTGCAGGGACGGTAGCAAAATCTGTAGCATCAAGCTCGCACTGAGCCTCAATTCTACCATCTCTACGGAAGGCCGCATTATTTAATTCTAATTGACCATAGCCATCAATTACAAATCTTTTAAATTCGCCTGCCATAATAAATCCTCCGTTATTATTTCTTATATCTACTTAGAATTCCAGCAATACCTTCCTCTGGTGTGTCATCCTTCGGCGCACGTCCGGAAATTCTTTCTTCATTTGAGAAAAGCGTCGGCTTTGTTTGAACTAAAGTAAACGCAAGCTCCTTTTCTAATTCATCAGTATCCATATCTTCAATCTTTGCTCTGTAAGTATCAAGAACTTCTTCATTTAAAAGCTCATTATAACGATCAATAACTGCTTTCTTCTGCTCTAAAATCACGTTATGCTTATACGTATTAAGTTCCTCATTCTCTTCAGTTAAAGTTTGAAGTTGCTCCTGAGCATTAGCATAATCTTCCTTTACCTTGTCCAGGTCAGCCTCCATATCGGCTTTCTCCTGTTCTAAAGTGGAAATCTGTCCGGCTTGCTCTTCATTTTTCTGACTGAATTCCTCAACATTTTGTTTTAACTCATCAACATTTTCTTGTAATGCTGTGAATTTCTCATCAACCTTTTCATATGTGTCTTCGTTGATTTTATGTAACACATCTAAGGCACGTTTTTCCTCTGCATTTACATCAATGATGTAAGCAACCTCTCTAGAAGTAATTTCAAGAGAATCTGTTTCATCGTCCTTTGTGTAATAAACTCTTTCATATCCTTGAGACTCAAAATTATAAACTACAGCATAGCTATCATATACATCACAGATAGCATAATCCATAGTATAATCATTCTCCTCATTAAATCTTGAATTTAGAAGAGTCCAAATCATATTATATTTCTGATTATCAGAAAGTTTAAAATTCATCGGTTGTCCTCCTATCTCTTCTTTAGCTTGTGCTTCATACGCTTCAATTTGTGTCATAATATTATCAATTGAATCCATTAATGTATAGAAGGCGGCGCCTTCAAAACATGGTTCATATTTATCACCTAATGCTTGTAATCCTAAGAAACAGCCATCAGTAAATACATAATATTTCTTTCCGTCAATAAACTTCCATTCTCCTTGGATAGAATCTGCGTAAAGTTCCATTGATTGCGACTTCTGAAGTACATCTAAAGCTTCTTTTTTATAAATACCTGTAAACAGATATACATCTGTACAAGCATATTCTCTTTCCACACCGTCTTCATCCAAGTGTGTTTCCCAAGCAAAATTAGGGTTCTCTGGTACAATACCATAAATTCTACCTTCATAGCGCTCATGGCCATGGTCGGTAAAATCTTCTCCTACCGCATCGTAAATACCCTTAACAGGCACATACGGCAGAGTAGAAATTAACTTTTCAGCAAATTCGTCAGTGATATAAGTTCCATTCCTATTACCATATTTATAAAAAATACGACATCTTGCCTTTGACAACACCTCATTAAAAGCGGTTACGTCACCATAAATAGAAAGAGAAAATTTGGTTAAATCTTTTTTATCCATTTGAACCTCCACCATCTAATGACTCTTCATTAGCAATTGTTTTAGCACTTTTCTCTTCTAAAGGTTTTTCAGGGCGTCCTGGCGAATTCCCCGACTCCGTATAAGAAGTACTTAATGGAATAAGTTTTTCTTTTAAACCTAACACATCATTTTCTAAATCTTTAATATTTCCAAGTTCCTTCTGTGATACACCAAGCGCAACCGCAGGAATAATAAAACTATATCCAGAGTTAGCCATTTTTAATGCCGTATCAACATACTTACTTTCGTTATAATAAGTAACCGGTAGCATTGTGTATTTAAAAGATATATTGGAATTACTAAATTTAAAATTCACCATATACGTTATGAGATTTTCAACCTTGCGGGCGAACATCATCATAAGCGCCATATCATTATTAATAGAAGTTTCTAGTGATAAATTAGAGTCTGTACCAAACAGTTGCGGGCTAACGCCAGCAACCGAATATACGTTAGACAGCTCTTTTTCTATGGTAGCGGTAGCATTGTCATTAGAAGTTTTTGAAACAATACCATCAACATCAGCATAGGTTGTTAAGACAGATACATTTTCATTACCTTGCATCATCTTAACAGTACCATCATGCATTACTTCTGCTTCGTCTGGTTCAAATAAAAGACCTCCGTCTTGTAAATGCGGTATTTTTTGAACAATAATCTTTCTAATCTCTTCTAAATCTCTCTTTTTATTAATATCTCTTGCTTGGTCATATTCAATCGTAGCAGGAATTATATCTAAAAATATTGGATAACCATTTAGCATAGGTATACAAATACTCATGCTAGCATCAATAAATACCCATTTACTATTTACTTTTCCAGCCTGGTATCTTTTATACCAGTTTACTACTTCTTTCGGATAGAGCGCGAGCGCACTCTTCCTTTCATCTACATCAAAAATTGTATTGAAGTAGGTTACATCAAATTCAATTAAATCACTACCATCTTCATTTTTAAAACGTGTTCTACAATATAAAGTTGGTAAATCTAAAATAGAAACACTTGTGTTACTAATACCCTGTATTATACCATAGTAACAGCCATCGCGCAGTACCTTAATTGCAATATCAGTACATAACTTTGGTAAATTTATAGAATCTACAAAGCTTACTGCACCATTGTACTTTTTTTCAATATAAGTTTCGGAGAGAGTTTTACCAAATGCTGGATTAGGAATAATTATACCAACATATTTCAATAAAGTAGCATAGTGTAATAAAATTCTTTGATAGAAACCGCCTTTATCAAAGTAATAACGTGATAACGCAATACGCGCCTCTAACGAACCGGAATCAAGAATTCGTTTAATATCCTCTTCAGAATATTTCTTGGCTGCCACTCGGTAATGAAAGATATGATTTGAATAACCATAAGTGTTCTCACTTGTAGCAATCATATTTCTATAGGATTTGGTAAAAGAAGTCAGAAATTGCTCATCTTTTTTATTCATCTACCTTCCTCCCGTAAAGAAAACTAATTTGCGGCCGCGCCCTCTGCGTCTGTGCTCCTGCTTATAGTAATCTTCTTCAAGCTCCTTAATTCTCCATAGTCCATAAGAAAAGCTTGAATACTTATCCTTTGGAAAACGAGAGTTAATTCGCTCAAGCACTATGTCAAGGCTGGCGCCAGTACGCTTAAGTCGTAAATTACTCATTTCTTCAAATAATTTAGTTGTCATTTCATGTGGCATTAATCGCATGACTCGTTGTTCAGTAGTCATCCTTGCTCCTGCTTTTGTTGAAAGCAAAGCACTTTTAGCTTCTTGTTCTTTAATCAAAAAACGTACCATACCACTATTTAAACGAGAATAGCAATTACCATGTATTTTAGAATTCAATGGGCCATTTGCTTTGATTCCGTAAAGGATTTTAGGTGCATCCTTTGGCTGAATAGCTTTATACACATCATCGTTAATAAAGCCATAAGCCGGAAGCAAATTACCCATCTCATCATATTGTGGCTTAATCATTTCATCAGCCAAACCTACTCCCAATCCGTTAGTATCAATTACCACTTCTCGTGGATTGAACCTTAAAATGAGCTGTTTTAAATCAGCCGCCTGAATTGAGAATGGCTTTGTTTGTGGTGTTCGTCCAAGAACAATTAAATTAACTAGTGTAGCATAGAACTTGCCCTTAACTACATTAACTCTAAAAACACAAACGGCGGTCTGGTCTGAAATACGACCTACGTCCACTGATATTAAGTAGAATTGTTCAGAATCGGGTCTATTAATTGCGTGCGTTTCTGGGTTTTTAATTTTTCTATATTTAGATAATTTTTCATATGAGAACCATGCGTCCTCACTTGAACCCTGCCATAGACTTAAATATTCTGTAGCAAACGACTCTGCATTATAAGACGGACTCATCTTCAATTTATTAATATATTGTTTATCAATCAGACCATGCAAAGCAGGCAATCGCCAGTCGCATCCAAACATAAAAGCATGGTCTGGGTCAATAATAGCGTTTTCAAAAGTATCTATCAAACGCTCATAAGAGAATGAAGTTTTGCTACCCGCAGATGTAGTAGCTACAATCTGTTGATTTGGCTCTTTTTCATTTACTGTATTGTTGGGAAGGCGGCGAGATACGTTTACTAACGGTATAACTACTGAGTTAATTGCTTCCTCGTCTCCATCTCTAATCTCATCAATTA